TGGTTTTGGACATTTTGCCGAGGTTCGGATCCCGATACACCTGCCACTGGTGGACCTGACGGGGAATCCGCATGACTTCCGGGGCCATCTTGTGGGCAAACTGCAGGATAGCGGTAGCCATTTCGTCATTCTCGGTCTGAATGGCGGTACGCACATCATCCCACGGAACAGCCTTGTAGAGGTCCCGGATGAGCTGGTTGTTCGTCTCTGCCCAGTACGCGATGTCATTCAGGCATCGGGCAAGCAGATGGACGAAGTTACCATCCTCTCCGATGGTATCCGGCCTGAGCCAGAAGTTGGAGAGAGTCCGATACTCCACCCCGTAGGGCTTCTCCCGGTAGAGACCCGGAACACCGTAGAACTGCCTACGAGGCCCCTGTTTGTCCAAGTGGACGCAGGGTATCCCGACCATAAGGTCCAAGAGCTGGGCCATGATGGGCACAGGGACTGTCTGAGTGTCATACCCCAGATGAAGATGCCCCGCAGCGAACCGCTGGTTCCCGACCTGTTCCACTTCGATCGGGGGGCGCTGGCTGCGTTCGTAGGGATCAAAGTCCGGATCACAACCGAACCGCATGGCGTCCGGGAACTCCTTGAAGGCTTCCGGCTTGAAGGTCGCCACGCAGTCATAGGACAGCCGGAGACCCTTGGGGGCAAGGTACTTCGGAAGCCACTTCATGAACTGGTCGATACGAAGGCCGAACTCCAGCATGTCGGAGAAGGGAGGAGTGTTGAACTCTAGGGCAGCCCCGTCCTCCTGTAGGCCGTAGTTCTTGCCGAGGGGGAAGCCTTGGGCCTCCTTGGACAGAGCCAAGGGTTTGTCCTTGGTGCCGCCAATCTTCCCGCAGATTGGGATGTGCTCCTCGGAGTCAATGGGCTTCACAAACAGTTCGGGGTCACACCCCACTCGAATTCGCTTTGTCACGTTGTAAATACCTTTACAGTGTTAAGGTTCAGGATGCTAGGACAGTCAGCCACGCCTGAATAGCCTTAGGAGCTACCCATAGCGCAGATAATATCCAGATAGCGTAGGCGGTTTTCCTGTTATTTGGCATGAGGTCTGTGGCAACCAAACACAGGACAAAAAGGATGATGGCCCCTATGGTCCAGATAGCCCAAGCTATGTCTGTACTCATCTGGGCATGATCCGGGCTATGTATTGCTCAACCGCCGTGCGAGCAGCCACAAGGCGATCCTTATCGCGCCCCAGCCCGAATACAGCCTGCTTGGGGCCGAGGATGAAGAACCGAGTCTCAGGGATCTTGGGATCGGTTCGGATCTTGATTTCAATGCCCTCCTCGTCGAGTTTGTTGAGGATCTGAATGTAATGCGCATCTTCGATGCTCACCGTTGCGAAGTCTTTGCTCATGGGTATGCCGCCACGACTTGGAAGTTGTCGATCACTTCGTTGAGGTTTGCCGGGTAATAGCAGAGTCTGCGATTGTCCCAGCCCATTGCCTGACAGAGAAGGGAGAGCCTTGCAGCTTTCATCCTATCTCGGGACTCAAAAATGCCCAGAAATCTGGGCTTATTGTCATCACCGAGGTAGAACACAGCTTCTACCGTTGTGTTGGGATTCATTCGAGGCTCCTGAGGACTTCCCGGTAGTGTTCCCACCACTTACGTACACCGGGGGCCGGAACTGGCCGGGTGCTACGCTTCCACGGGTGGTTGGAGGCTGGCTTCTTGGGGCGGGGATTAGCCATAGACTAATTCCTCCACCACATTGAAGTCCCCAAGGTCCAAGGCCACATGCACGACCTTCTCCAATCGGGACAGCTCAGTGAGAGCCCTACGTGCAGCCTGCAGGTTCATGTAGAAGCGGGTGGTTACTCGCTTATCCGACATGCTGGCCTTGACCCGGTACCGACACCGGAACGTGGGAGGGAAAACAACTTTCTGACTCAGCGACATACTCTAGATACCTCTAGAAGAACCCTTCGGGTTCGTTTAGGTTATTTCGTTACAACACACAGACACAGCGGACCCTTCCAAGAAAGCCTGTAAAGCTTTACATGTTAAGGTTGCTTCACGAACACAGGTGAACGTACACACAGGCACGTCGGAAATCAAAAGAACGTACACACGCGAGGGCATGTACGTTATCGGAGACTTGGGATAGGCATATGGTTCTGCCCATATATGGGGCTTGCCAATATGCTCATAGTACCTGCGCAGGCAGATGGGGAGATCCTTTATGGATACCTGACGGGTGGGGATCCTTTGGATCTTTGTTAGCTGGCTTGAGGGCCGGGATTTGGCCTTGCGTTTAGTCTTTCGTTTCCCCCCGAACATACGAGGGAAATCGGGCAAGGCGTCCGTCCTGCTCTCGTCTGTAGAAGTGGGGATCCTAAGCATCTATCGGTCTGCGACTATCAGGATGATAACCGCAAGGGCTCCAATAGGAGGGCTTACGAAACACAGCACAATTGCAAGTATCCACGCAAATGCCATTTGAATTCTCCCGGTAAAACTCCCCGGCCGAAGCCAGCCGGGGAGATCCTTAAAAGCAACCAACCAGACGGGGAGATCCTAAAGCAAACCTTTACAATGTAAAGGAACCTTGCAGGTTCCGGTTAGGTCTTTCAAACCCGGTTCGCTTTTCTCTCTGCCGTTCTCTCACTGTACCCCAATATTATAGCAAACTTGGTGCGTTGCGTCAAATTATGTAAGATTATCGGTAAGGGATTATGTCAAATAGCATAGGCCAAAAAAAACCCCCGCCAGTCTCCCGGCGGGGGCATAGGTCTGTCAGCTAGTCTTACGCGGCCTGTTCTTCGGCGTCGTCCGTTGCCTTGTCGCCTTCCTTCGTATTCAGGAGGGCAGCGACCTTGCGGGCACATTCCTGAACCATCGGCGCGGCGGCGTTCTGGCCTTCGTCCGTGAGGCGCAGAAGGGCGGACCGGAGAGCTTCAAAGGCAATCTTGGCTTCGCCCTTGATTCCGCCCTCTTTACCCGCTGCGGCCGGCACACTGGCCTCCCCGGCTACCGCACCTCCCGGCGCCATGCTTGCCTTTTTCTTGGCGGCAGCGGCCCGGAAAGCGCCTTGCGTCGCAAAGTCCGCAGGGTTGCACCCGAATTCAATGCCCGAGTTAATCTGAGACTTGTACGACGTCCACGGCGGTAGCAGGGATTCAATGGTCGGCGCCTTGCCATCCTTATCCGTGTGCTTCGCCTTGAGGTAGGTTTCCGCTTCCTTACAAAGGAGCTTAAAATAGCTCTTTGCGAGAGGCAGGTTGTTACCCGCGAGGGTAACCGCACGAATGGCGAGCTTGTACACGTGTTCGGAGAGCTTGGCGCTTGCATTGGCAGCCTGTTCCATCAGGTCGGCAACGCCACCCTTGCGATAGTAGCCATCATAAATGGCGTCAATCGCCTTGTGCGCTTCGGCCTTCGCCGCCTTGTGGTCCTTCGAGTCCGTCAAGGCGATAACCGTTGCATCTACGTTCGCGGCCTTGTCAGCCCTTTCCGTGATGCTCGAAACATTCTGATTCTTCGACATGGTAGTAATCTCCAATTGGTTGCGGACACACAGATTCCCCGGTCCGGCCTTTACAGTGTAAAGGTTCTTAGCCCGTGGAGTGCGTGCCCAGATTTTTAAGGAACTGCGCTACCGCATTGGATAGCGTAGGTACATTATGCGCTTAGGTGGTTCTAGCGTCAAATCCTGTCAGGTTATCCAACCCTCGGGGCTTTGACCGTTTCCACTAGTTTGCACAGTGTACGTAGGGTTAGTCAGTCGGCGTTCTGGATAGTTCCGGGAATTTTCAAATTATTTTTTCTGCATAGCACAATCAAAAACTTTACATGTAAGGGAACTATCCTAAACTCCCGCTGTCTGACTACCTGACAAGCAACAACCCGGAGGTTCTATGTATGGTCCGATTTTACATGTTTGCCCTATGTCTGAGCCTTGCATCGTATGCGCTTGGCATAGGCATCGAGCGCAAGTCATTGGAGCGGCCAGCCTTGTACGTGTCTGGCGTACTGGCCGGCCTGCCGGTATTGGCAATCCTAGGCTACATGATGCTCCAGTCGGTCCGGTTCTGGGCACAAGCCCTAGTCAGTCTAGGCCATTGGTTGAGCATGTGACGCTATGGGGTAACAATCATCTGATTGAGTCCTAACCCCTAGCAAATACCGTGCCAGCTAACAGCCCGCCCTAATCCGGCGGGCTTTTTTACACCCCCAAATGTTGCATTGCAGCATCCTGTTTGCACCACTAGCACCATTCTGGTGCGTTTATCCGTGCAATACCTACACTGTACCCGTAGAATCGCGTATAACCGCATTAGAGCCCTTTACAGCGGCTTTCGGACAAACCCAGTACATAGACACGGGGTCAAGTATGTCCGCCCATATCACGTTGCGAGCGCAACACTCCCAAGCGTGTAGTTATTACAGGTCACACTCTACGCTCTAGGGCGCTTGCGCGTATAAGCCCCGCAGACGCGATTACAGCGGACTAGCCCTTACCCTATGCCTAGGTATAGGTTGGGTGCCGATCGTCGATTCTAGCGAGTTATCCACAGACTTATCCACAGGCTAACCCATTGATTCTACACGTGTCATTTATACCACAAGCCTGTGTATTACTTGTGTATAACCTGTGCATAACTCTAGGTGGCACAGTCTTTGCATACTAGTTATGCTGCTATGCAATAGCTTTACATGTAAAGGTTTCACACTGTCCCGCTGTCCAGTGCTGTACGCCTAGCCAGTACTGTATCAGTGTACAGTATGCCCTGTGCTAGTGTTATATCTAACTACATCACGCAACGCAACATGGTAATGCTGTCCTGCATCAATCCCTGCCTTGCCAGTATTTCCACGCTGAACTATCGCAGCGCAGCATTTGAGAACGATTCGCATTCGCATCGAGGCCGGCACCCCCCTGTGGATCCATAGAAATGTTTGCTGCACCTACCAAGCCCTACAATAGGGTAAAAGTCAGGGATGACTAGTAAATCCGGGGAAAGGTCTTCTGGAAGAAGGGGGGGGTGTCAGTGAATGGGACCGAAGGGACCGGAAAAAGGGAGCAAACCTTTGGGTTTGTGACCTTAGGCTGTCCAGAATCGAGAGTAACGAACGACAGTGAGGGACGTGTTACGAAGTAACCGAGATTCTGGAGTGGTTATTAAATTATAGAAAAAAAGAAGATATTTATATTATAAGTAACAAAGTTATGTAATATTTGAAATTTATTTTCAAATTTACGGAACTTTAGGGGGTCGAGAGTTGTCTAAGTAACTTTACGTTGAATAAGTTAAGTTTTGGTTTAGTTTAGTTACTTAAAACTGTTACTTAACGGAAAGTTGCTTAATGGTAATCCGTCTGGAGTTTGTGTATGAGTAAGCAGAAAGATCTATCCCCAGCAATGGGCCCCGCTGCGCCGGGCGGATTCAGCTACAATCCGGCAGCCGTTGTGTACGCCTCGATCCCCGGTGGTCATAATGCTAGTAAGCCTAAGCTCAACTATGGTCCTTCCCAGATGAAGTCCCATAAGCTTCCCTCGACTAGACACAGCTAACTGCGGTGGCTGAGTACGGCAAGACCCTCCGGGAGTCTATGGGTCTAAAGACTAAGAAGAGCCAAGGACCCCGGATCAATGGCCCCACCTCAGTGGACCCCCGAACCATCAAAACCATCAACGACTCCTATGGTCCTGATGCGGCTGGATGGGTACGGGCTTCCCATGATACCAACCCAACCCCCGCGACACACGACGAGTAATACGTGGAACAAATCCTGACCGGTCTCCAAGAGGAGATTGGTGACTACACCCGAAGGGTAGACGAGTACAAAGAACTACTCCTAAGTGTAGCTAAAGACCTAGATGAAGCACAGAAAACCCTCGACTCCCTTACCTCCGCTCACTCCATCCTCACGGGAAAGAATCCTCGACCTGTACTGGTCGAATCTGATCCAGAGCGGGCACACCGCACAGAAGCTCCTAGACGCCTACAGGCAGTCCCGGAACCTCCCCCGGTACCTCCTCCCCCTCCGGTCGATCAAGGACCCCCTTGTCCCTCCTGTGGAGCTACCAAGCTATTTAGAACCAACCGCAAGCTTAGTAATGGACGTACAGTAAGTATGGTTGCTTGTGGTGAGTGTAGTACGGAACTTTTAGGGTAATATATGCCAGCACCAAAGAAACCAAATACAGACGCCAATACCGATATTAGTTATAGTCGATACGATGGTGCCAATCCTGATGTGATTACTCGACGACCTGATAACCAGAGTGTCCGAGTACACAAAGGAGACTCTTGGATTAAAGAGCAGGTAGGCGCTCATACGATCCCGAGAGTCGGGCATGACACTAACCCTACTCCGGCTACACACGATGAATAAACACGCATATAGCCCGCTTGTCGGGCCGAGCTTCTAAAACAAATGAACAAGCATGCTTATGTCGAAACGATCAAACTCCTCGGAAAAGTCTGTGAAGCCTACGGAGTTGACCCCAGAGACTCCTCCCTTTTTGACTACAATGAACGAGCTACCCTCGAACAGTGTGTCCGAGAGTGGGAGTTCTACAAACCGCCCGGTCAGCCGGTTTCAGCCCGGACAGGTGGCAAATCCCCTCGGAAGGCCGAAAGGGTCTAAGAATCGGATTACGCTTCTCAAGCTAGAGCTTGAGCAAGCTCTTCGAGAACAGGCCGCTCCCCGAATGGATGCGGTCCTAGATAAAGCGTTTGCGATGGCTCTCAAGGGCCATCCGGGTATGATTAAGCTACTCCTTGAGCTTCATATCTCGAAGACCTCGGACAAGGATGATACTAAGTCGGCAGACGACAAGATCACGATTAACATTAACCAAATGCCTCGGGAGAAGACAGTTATCTCCACATCCCCTCTAGAGACGGGTGCAATAGAAGGCGAATTTAAGGAAACACCAAATGGCTAATAAAGAGCAGGGTGGCCGAGTTCAGCCGGTCAGCACCCCGAGTAAGGCAAGTTCTAATAATGTTTATAAGCCCGCCAAGATTGGCGGCACTATCGGCGTTGTGCCGAACGCGTGCAAGCGCGGCAAAGATCAGAAGGTTGGGTCGTAATTATGGGTACTCAGGCACAGGCTTATCAGTTCCGGGATGTCTTCGACCAGATCTTCACGTTCAAGGGTACGTATGACCCGGCCAACGTGGCGACAGGCCTCGGTACGCAGGTCACCCAGACCTTCACCGTTCCCGGTGTGGCTCTTGGCGATATTGTTCTTGGCGTTAGCTTCAGTCTTTCGACTGGCGGCCTTGTTTTCAACGGTGCTGTGACGGCTGCTAATACGGTCACGGTTACGGTTATGAACAACACCGCTGGTGCGGTTGACCTTGCTTCGGGCACGATCCTGATTTGTGCGGGTCGTCCGAATGCCTCGGCGTTTGTCTAACGTCTAGCTAGATGGCTGCCTATCAGAAGTTCAACGACTACACAAACCAGCTCGATCGGGCGGTCCATAACTGGGCTACCCATACGTTCAATGTGTGTCTTACGAACACTGCTCCGGCCACTTCCAACACGGTGTTTTCGGACATCGTGGAAATTGCAGCAGGCAATGGGTATACGGCAGGCGGTCTTGCTCTAACCAGTGGTTCTCTTACCACAGCTACTGGTACAAGTAAGATCGTCTTTGCCAATGACATCCTGACTGCTACTGGGGGATCCATTGGCCCGTTTCGGTATGCTGTAATCTACAACGCCACGGCCACCTCCCCTCTGAAGCCTCTAGTCTGCTGGTTTGACTATGGGGTTTCCCTTACTCTTAACGTAACTGAGACCTTCACAATCTCTATTGACTCAACGAACGGACTATGGCAGCTAACCTAACCCCAGAAGAGCAGGCGCATTTCAAGTCTTTGTACCTTGAGAAGCTCCATATTGACCAGAAATTGGCCCCTCTCCAGAAGAAACTGGACAAAGCCAACCTAGAACTTCAGGTCTACAAGCACGAAACCCACCGTCTAGCCTCTGAAATTGACAAGATTCGTAGTGAATATAACTACATCCGGCTCAAGAATCAGATTGTAGACCTCCAGCACCGGGGAGCTAGGGTTGAAATGGCTGTTCCGGTTAAAGTTTCTCGTTTCCCCCGTATTTCCACCTTCTTTAAGAGATTTTTCCACTAAAATGCCAGTCACCAAAAGTGCTGTTCTGACCCATACCCTGACGGGCCTGTCCATTGATATGACGGTTCCCCAGCTTGTGGTTAAGTTTGTCCGTGCTATTGACGGTGTTCCCCAGAATGATGTCCTAGCCACCATTGAGGGCACTGAGTTCTTGGGTATTATCGCTGTTCCGGGTGTTGTAGATAAGCCCCGAGGAGCCGATATTACGGACGCTATCTACGATTATGCCATCACTAAGGGCATTATCTCGGGGACCATTGCCTAATATGGAAACCCCTCTGATCTATACTTCCAAGGGTAATCTGCCCATCGAAACCCTCAAAGTTGAGGCTTTTTGGGAAAATACTGATACCTACATCAAGCTCATTGAGCGCTATACCGACCCTACGGGAGAAATCGTCCGAGAGTCCGCTCATGTGTTCATTAAAGAGGGAATCGCTGGTCTAGGCGAGACCGGAGCTTTCGCTTAAATAGGATTTAATTATGGCTAATACGCAGGCAATGTGCACTTCTTTCAAGCAGGACATCCTTAACGGTCTCCATGCTTTTGGTACGTCGGTAGTTCGTGGTGCCACGACGGCCGACACGTTCTTTGGCGCCCTCTATCTGGCGTCTGGTACCCTCGGTGCAGCCACGACTGCGTATTCGGCCACGTCCGAGGTCTCGGGTACAGGTTATACGGCTGCTGGTCAGACGGTTGGTAGCTGGAACGCCCCGACTACGGGCTCGGCTACGGGCTATACGACCCCGACTGCCAACCTCGTGTGGACCACGGTTACCCTCGCTACAGCGTTTGATACCCTCCTGATCTACAATAACACGGCTGCCGGTAAGAATGCGGTGGGTGTGTTTACGTTTGGTTCCCAGACGATCACTGCGGGCAACCTGACCCTCACGATGCCTACGAATGCCGCGGGCACTGCCCTCGTTCGTATTGCCTAATATGCCAGTTGTAGAGCAAGCCACTCTAGCCCACGTCCTTATTAAGCTGGACGTGGATATGCTCGCCCTAACGGCTCGTGCTACGCTAAAATTAGGTAGATAGATGGGATCACTAGTCTCAGGCCAGAGGGTCCGCAACGAGAACGCCGGCGGCGCGACAAGTCTGGCCACGGGCGCATTCGCGTCGAATGTGACCTCTGGAAACTTCGTTCAGCTAAGCGCCAACAGCCTAGCGAACGACACGGCGACCGTCACAAAGAACGCCGGCACCGCGACGATTGGGACGCCGGTGCTTCGAGAGTCCGCGGTCGAATCTGGAACCGGTGGGTGCACGAAAACCTATGTGATCCCGGTAACGGGCACGGGCACGTTGGATATACTCGTCACTTGGTCGATTGCACTAAATGGCGCATCCGTCGAGGCAGTCGAAGTCACCGGCGTCTCCGGTGTCGATTCTTCAGTTTCCGCCACTGGCGGCGACGCGGGAAACAACCCGACAGGCACGATAACAGACACGGTAGTCGCGCAGCCCGGCTTCGCCGTGATGATGGGTACGGACCTGCAGGGCGGCACGCTCACGCAGGGGACTGGTTGGACCCTGTCAGGAGCTGCGTCCGGGACCTTTGACAAGGTTTCGATCCAGACCAAGGCCGTCACTTCGACGGGTTCGCTCACTGGCAACTTTGCGAATGCTAGCTTTGATCGAAACAACACCAGCATTGTTGTTTATCTAGATGGCGGCGTCCCCTTTACTTCTAGACTTTCTATTCTCGGAGCCGGTTAAAGATGGCTGATAATTTTATCACAAATGCTGGTTCCGGTGGTTCTACCTTTGCCTCAGATGACGTAGGGCCCGGAGTACAATACCCCCGAGTTAAGGTATCAGTTGGTTCGGACTCCGTAGCTCAGGACAACTGGTCGCAGGCACGCCTCCTCTCAGCAGCCACTACCAATGCTACCAGTGTTAAGGCCTCTGCGGGGGCTGTTGGGTTCATCTACGCTATCAACCTGAATGCTGCGGTACGGTACCTGAAGCTCTACAACAAGGCCTCAGCCCCTACGGTCGGTACTGATACTCCTGTAGCTACGCTAGCTATTCCAGCCTCTACGACTGGTGCCGGCTTCATGCTCCCTATTCCGGGAGGCGTAGCCTTCAGTACGGGTATAGCCTATGCCACTACGACTGGCGTAGCAGATGCGGATACTGCTGCTGTAGCTGCCAATGAAATTCTCCTCTGGATTGGGTACGCCTAATGGCTGATAATACAACCCTTAATACTGGTTCTGGTGGTGACTCTATTAGAGACATTGACCGGTCTGGTACTGGCCCTAAGACTCAGGTAGTCCAGATGGATGCAGGAGGTACCGGTGCTACTGAGTACCTAGTGTCCACTGCCAAACCCATGCCAGTTCAGGTAATCAACACGGGTCGTACGGAGCTTCGCTTCTACGCTGTTGCAGCGGCTGCTGGTGCTACCACTGTCGAGACGGCCATTACCCTGACCAAGAGTTCGGGTACTTCGGCTACTACTACCGGTGCTTCCTTTGTTGTTACCTCTGGTAAGCGCTTCAAGATCACCCATCTGTCGATCGCCACTCGTGGCAATGCTACGGCCACGGCCCAGACTACGACGTTTAACCTTCGGCAGAATACCGCTGGCGCTGTCACTACGACTTCTACCCCAGTCATTCTTTCTGCTCGTTCCGCCACTCCAGCTACCGCCTCCGCATGGGATCGGTACGTAATTACCCTCCCTGATGACGGTATTGAGCTTGTTGGTGACGGTACGATGCAGTTCGGTATCACTGCTGCTGCGACATTTACGACTAACGCCCCCACGTGGGACGTGGTGATTATCGGCTACGAATACTAATAGGAGTAGCTAGATGCTGCTTCTATTTAGACAGAATCTACAAAATGTAAACGTAACACTGACCGGCGTTAGTGCTACTGGTTCTGTTGGTACGCTAACTCTAATCAATGCGTACGCTAAAACGGCAGCCTTCCTACCCGCCATCGGTCTCCTCGGGGACGGTGGAGGCAGTCCTAACATCACTGTTAACCTCTCTGGTGTTAGTGGTACGGGCTCCCTAGGTACTCTGGCTCCTAATAGGACAGTTGGGGTTACCTCGGTAACCGGTACGGGATCTGTGGGAACCTTAGTTCCAGCACTCTCCTTGGCTCTCTCCGGGGTTAATGGTACGGGCTCTGTGGGTACTCTGGTACCTGCATATTCGATTCCCCTCCTTAGCGTTACGGGTACTGGTGCTCTAGGTACTGTAACTGCTGGAGGTAACCTAACCCTCTCCCTCACGGGCGTAGCAGGCACAGGGGCTCTAGGAACCGTTGGGGCGGCAATAGCTGCTACCCTCTCCAATGTTTCTGGTACTGGTAGTGTGGGGTCTATAGGCTATTCCTCCAGCCTTCCCCTGACCTCTACGACGGGTACTGGGTCTCTCGGCACGCTTACTCCCTCCTTCTCGGTGGGCGTGTCGGGGGTCTCTGGTTCTGGTGCTCTGGGTACCTTAGTGCCGAGTATCTCGTATGCTCTCGTAGGCATCACTGGTACCGGTCAGATTGGTTCCCTCTCCGAGTCAGTAGCCCTAGCCCTAGTCGGTATAGTTGGTACTGGCGCCCTAGGTAACGTAACCACTGGAAGTGACGTAACAGTCTCTCTCAATGGTGTGCAGGGCTCTGGTGGTCTCGGTACTCTGGTACCGTCTATCTCTACCGGACTCTCTGGGGTTACCGGAACTGGGCAGCTCGGGGCTGTAGCCTCTGCCTTCAGTACCACCATAGCTGGTGTACAGGCTACCGGCTCCGTAGGAACCCTTGCTGCTACCCGACAGCTTATTCTCGTAGCCCAGCAGGGAACTTATACCCTGAATGGGCAGACTGTGACCCTCTCCGCTTCTAATGGTTCTGTGATCCATGCCCAGATAAGGAAGGTGATCTACGCTGTCTCCCCAACTGGTAAGACCAAGTGGGTTGACTATATCCCAGTTAAGGTTAACTTCCCGACCTCTATTGAGGTTAACCGATACGACGATATAGGTGCCTTGGGAGTCAAGACCCTCAGTTCCAATACGGGACTAGTGCCTTGGACCGACTATATTCCGATTGTACTTGTCAGTACCCCTGACGCCAAGAAGTGGAGAACAGACGACGACGGCCACCTGCCAGTGGTTGAAGTAGTCGAGCCCTGATGGAACTTAATTTTCATTTTCACCCTGCCCAGCAGATTATCTACGACTCTAGTGCTCGTTTCAAGGTAGTTGCCGCAGGACGCCGGTTTGGTAAGTCGTACCTTGCTGCGATGCTTATGCTGATGTACGGAGCTAAAGACACGCACACAGGGCTCAGTGGCAAGGTCTACGACGTTTCACAAAAGCCCATCTACTACGTTGGGCCTACTTTCGAGCAGGCCAAGCGTATTATTTGGGATCTATTGCAGTTTCTTGGTGGTCCTTTGATCGCCAAGACACACGAAAATAGTGCCACTATCACCCTGATAAATGGACGCAAGATCATCATTAAAGGTGCAGATGATCCTAATTCCTTGCGTGGACTCGGATATCATTTCGTCGTAATGGACGAATATGCCTTTATGAAGCCCGAGGTCTGGACCAAAATTGTACGTCCTGCCCTGACGGACGTAGAGGGTGACGCGCTATTCATCGGGACCCCAGAAGGCGAGAATCACTTCTTCGATACCTTCTGCGAAGCTAAGGCAGCGGGTCTTCCGATGTGGGAAGCATGGCAGTTCACGACCTTAGATAACCCCACCCTAGATAAGGGTGACGTTATGGAGGCCAAGAACCAGCTCTCCTCGGTGGACTTCGCTCAGGAATACGAGGCCTCCTTTGCTACGGCTCAGGGGTCTGTTTTCAACGCCAAATGGTGGAAGCACAGCGATGTGGAACCCGTTGATGGTGATTACTACATGGCCGTTGATCTGGCTGGGTTTTCTAATGCTGGATCACTCACGCGAAAAGAACTCAAAATTCGGGATGAGTCAGCCATTGCGATTGTTAAGGCGGGTATCGAGGGGTGGTACGTTAAGGACATCATCCATGGGCAGTGGGATGTACGACGGACGGCCCTTGAACTCATGCAAGCTTATCGAAAGTACCGTCCTGTGGCCGTTGGTATCGAGCGTGGGATGGCAAAGAACGCCGTTATGCCCTATCTCGAAGATGAAATGGGGCGACTTCAGTGCTACTACGTCGTCCGTGAACTCACACACGGTAATCAAAAGAAGGCTGATCGAATCCGCTGGGCCCTCCAAGGCCGAGCCGAGAAAGGCCGGATCACCCTGAATGATGGAGAATGGACTAAACGATTTGTGAAACAGGCTGCGGACTTCCCTTCGTCCCTAGCTCACGACGACCTTCTGGATGCGGTGGCGTACATCGACCAGTTGGCCCTTACCTCGTACTTCGATCCTGAGTCCATCAAGGGCTCGGATGACGTACTTGACGACATAATTGGATTCTAACCTATGGCGCTAGACCCCACTCTCGACAATCCGCAGCAGGGAGACCCTGAGGCCAACCGACAGGCTGAACTCGCTAGCTGGGTCATGCAGCGTGTTGACAAGTGGCGGACCTATCGCAACTCTATGTTCCAGTCTCGCTGGGCGGAATACTACCGCCTCTGGCGAGGATTCTGGGACCCCAAGGACAAGAACAAGGACGCCGAGCGTAGCAAGCTGATTGCTCCTGCGCTCCAGCAGGCTATTGAAATGACCGTCTCCGAAATGGAGGAGGCCACCTTTGGCCGTGCTACATGGTTCGATATTTCAGATGACTACGAGCCGCCAGAGCGTAACCACATTCTTGAACTCCGGGACAAACTCCTCTGTGAGTTTGATCGCAATGGTGTAAAGGGAGCCGTTGCTGAGACGTACCTGAATAGTGCGTTGTATGGCAATGGGATCGGCAAGATCATGATTGGTCGTGACGATTCAGATACCTTCAAAGTCTGGCTTGAGCCTATCGCTCCCCAGAACTTTGTCATCGACCCCGCTGCGAGAAACGTGGATGAGGCCCTCGGCTGTGCCCACGAAATCCCGGTACCCCGCCATCGAGTGCTCAAGAAGCAGGCTGACGGAGTCTACTACGATACCCCAATTGGCACCTTCCTAGGTGAACAGGAAATGTTCAATACCTCGGGAGAGCCTATCCATCGTGTAATGGACGATGATGATGTGTGTTTTGTGACTGAGTACCACGGCCTTGTGCCGACTCGGTTGCTGACTGGCGCTCCCGACGAGGGGGATAACGACGACATTGGAGAGTTCCGTATCCGCGATCCTGCGGAAGGTTCTGGGGCTCCTCCTGACGACGACGACGAGGACATGACTGAGGCCATTGTTACCATTGGTAATAAGACCGTTCTCCTCCGCGCTGTCGCTAATCCCTACGAGAACCCGATCCAGAAGCAGGACCGGGCTATTATCTCCTACCAGCACGAGACTGTCCCCAATCAGTTCTGGGGCCGTGGAGTGTCTGAGAAGGGCTACAACCCCCAGAAGGCTCTCGATGCTGAACTCCGAGCACGTATCGACGCTCTTGGCCTACTCACCTATCCTGTCATGGGAGCTGACGCTACTCGCATACCCCGTGGAATGGATCTTAAGATTAGACCCGGTAAACTCTTTCTCACGAACGGGCGTCCTTCTGAGGTCCTTGAACCCATCATATTCGGAAACCTCAATCCCGCCACGTTCCAGCAGTCCTCCGACCTAGAGCGTATGGTGCAGATGGGTACCGGAGCCATGGACTCCGCTATCTCGTCTGAGGATAACCAGCGTAATGGTACTGCTTCCGGCATGAGTATGATCTACTCTGGCTTCGTGAAGCGTTCCAAGCGTACCATGCAGAACATCGAGCGTAACTTCCTCTCGAAGCTTGTGCAGAAAGCCATGTGGCGCTACATGCAGTTTGATCCGGAGAACTTCCCTGAGGAGTTCAAGTTTGAGGTCAGGTCTGCTATGGGCATCATGGCCCGAGAGTTTGAGCAGGCTACCCTGACCCAGCTTCTCCAGATGGTTCCCCCTGAGTCCCCGATCTTCAATGTTGTCATCAAGGGCATCATTGATAATGGAGCTACCCCGAATAAGGGAGAACTCCTCAAGGCCTTGGACAAGATGAATCAGCCTGATCCGCAGAAGGAGCAGATGCAGCAGCAGATTCAGCAGCTTCAGCTCCAGAACGCTCAGCTTGAGAATGCTGTCCTTCAGAGCAAGGTATCCGCTGCCCAGACTAACGCAGGGCTCACGGTTGCCAAGACGGAACACACCAAGGTCCAGACCCAGCTTGAGCCCCTCAAGGTTAAGGCGCTCATGGATCAGAACCAGATTAGTGCTGCCAAGACCCAGTCTGCTCACCAGATTGGCGTTGCTGGGGCAGTTCATACCCACGTTAAGGGCCTCATGGATCATGCTATGGGCCACCACCAGATCGACTCGAAAGAGCGAACTGACCGCTTGAAGATTCAGGCGGCCAAGAACAAACCTAAACCAAAGGCTAAATAACTTCTTATGGACGACAAGACGGCTGAAAAGCTGGCGCGTATCTGGGAAACCGTGAATACGCCCGGCTGGAAAGACCTAGAGAACGATATGCGGGAGAAGGTAGAGCAGATCAAGTCTGCACTAGTTGACCCCACGACTACAGATGGTGATGTACTCAGGGTGGCGCAGGGAAGGATTCTGACCTATAACGACTTCCTGACTATGTACACGATGCTGGAGCACGTTCTGAAAGAGGAAGATGAAGCAAGTGTCTCAGCCGACGAGTAGGATTTTATTTGATTTTGAGTGTCCCGAATGCGGGAACATCTTTGAAGAATTAGTCTATCGCAATATCTTCCGGGCTCCGTGCCCTGAGTGCAATGCGAAGGCGATACGGCAAGTTTCGGCGCCCCGTCTGGACCCGCGACTTGGACTTGATGGCTCTTTCCCCACGGCGGTGGATAAATGGGAACGCACCCGAAGAGAACATCATAAGAAGGGTAAAGCTCATTACGATGAGTAACCTTCTCCAGACTAGATCTACAACCGTCTTTCCTAAAGCGGCAGGTCTATCTCTCTATAACCCACACTATCGTGGGCAGGGAACTTACTTTAGGTTAGGAAACTAATAATGTCTGAATTGGATTCGCAGGACCAGAACGACCAGATCGAGAATGAACTCCCCGAGAAGTATCGAGGTAAGTCCCTTGAGGACGTAGCCAAGATGCACATGGAAGCAGAACGGGATCGCTCCCGGATTGCTAACGAGCTTGGGGCGGCAAGGCAGATCGCGGACCAGCTTCTGGGACTAGAACGAAACAAACAGGACGTGCCTCGGCATGAGCGGAAACCCGTCACTACTGACGAACTGCTCACTAATCCCGATGACGTACTAGAACGGGCTGTGTCGGATAGTCCTACAGTCTCAAAGACCCTTGAACGAGTGGACCGCCTTGAGCGGGATCTCTCCCAGAGGGAGTTTGAACTGACCTATCCCAACTATAAGAAAGACATCGAAGACCCGGAATTTGCTGATTGGATCAAGTCGAATAAGGTCCGTACGGCTCTAGGCACCGCTGCTAACAACGGTAACTACGAAGCTGCAACCTCCCTGTGGAGTCTCTGGGAAGAGAAGAAGCAGGATCTGGCAGCAGCCAAAGAGCTGAGCAAGACCAAGAAGCGACAGCAGGAAAAGGACGGTATCCTCGAAGGAGCCTCGACTCGTGGCGGTGACGTTGAAAAGACGTACTCCCGAGCAGACTTCATCGACCTACAGCGTCGTGCAATTGCTGGTGATCCTACTGCAAAGGCCAAGTGGAATGACCCTGCCTTTCAACGTGCCCGTGAAGCTGCGTATGCGGGAGGTCGAGTGAAGTAATAAACTCTATGGAGAAATAGAATGGCTCTAGGTACTAATAACGTAACCCTTACTACGGCAGCGACCTTCCTGCCGCAGATGTGGTCTGATGAAGTTACGGCTGCTTTCAAGCAGAATCTCGTTGTGGCAGATCTCGTCACCACGATGGACCACACGGGTAAGAAGGGTGCTGTTATCAACATCCCGAAGCCGACCCGCGGCTCGCCGTCTGCTAAGGCGGCCTCGACTCAGGTTACCCTGATCGCTGCCACGGAATCGACCTACTCCTTCACGATCGACCAGCACTGGGAGTATTCCCGACTGATTGAAGACATCGTGTCGGTGCAGGCTCTCCCGTCGCTCCGCAAGTTCTACACGGACGATGCGGGCTACGCCCTTGCGAAGAAGATTGACTCGTTCATCCAGTCGAAGGCTGCTACCTTCCAGTCTGGTACGAACTACAACCAGTTCCTCGCGGGCGATGGTGTCACTGTCTGGAACCCGTCGGCTAACACCAATACGGGTAACGCGGCGGCTCTGACGGATGACGGTATTCGTCGTCTGATCCAGAAGCTCGACGATGCGGACGTTCCGGGTCGTGGTCGCCAGTTCGTCATTCCGCCGATCGAGAAGCGCCGCCTGCTGGGCCTTGCTCGTTTCACGGAACAGGCGTTCACGGGTGAGAGTGCTGGTGGTAATCCGATCCGTAATGGTCTGATCGGTGACCTGTATGGTGTTCCGGTGTATGTGTCCTCGAACGTGACGAAGGTTCTCGCCACGGACGGTACGACCAACAACTGGGCTGGCCTCCTGTTCCATCAGGATGCGCTGGTGTTCATCAATCAGGAGTCTCCGCGTATGCAGACTCAGTACAAGCTGGAATGGCTTGCTGACCTGATGACGGCGGATACGATCTTCGGTGGCGGTGTGCTGCGTCCGGAAGCGGGCGTTGGCTTCATGGTCCCGGTGGTCTAATCTACTAGGTGGAGGGCCCCTTCGGGGGCCCGAAACCTTTACATGTTAAGGTTTATACATGGCTCAAAAGACTTTCCTGACTTTGGTGAATGCAGTCCTCCGCAGAGTTCGGGAGGCTCAGGTTGGTACTGTCACGGAGAACGCCTACTCTACCCTCATTGGTGAATATATCAATGATGCTAAGATCGCTGTAGAGGATGCGTGGAATTGGGCCTGCCTCCGCAAGGTGATTAACTTCACGCTTAGCGCGGGTACCTACACCTATGACCTGTCCCAGACTGCTATTGTTGGGGCTGGTAACGAACTAAGTGAACGATCCAAGATCATCACTGACCCCTATTATAACACTGCCCTAGCCGTGGATAACACGACGGGCAACCCCTATTACCTGCGTCAGTATGACATCGAGTGGGTGAACCGTCAGTTCCAGCTCATGTCTACTCACCCAGACGTTCCTTTCCCCAGTATCTTTGCTCTCACTACCACTTCAACTGGAGTCGTGGTAAATCTCTTGGAGAAGCCCGCTGGAACAAGAAATTGGCAAATGGTATTTAAGAATCCTCAGGTCGCACTGGCAGGGGACTCGGACGCCCTACTCGTTCCCTACCAGCCAGTCATCCTCTTGGCTACAAACTACGCCCTCCAAGAAAAGGGAGAAGAGATTGGACAGCCCGGAAACGAGGCTGAAAAGAAGTACCTGACCTCCCTCGCAGACGCTATTGCGCTGGACTCCTCGCAGTCTCCTCACGCTCTTACCTTCTGGCCGGACTAATACATGCCGATTACTCCCCGCAGTGGTGCCCAGCTTGTACCAATCTCTTTGGTTACGCCGGGCTTCAATGGACTCAATAAGCAGAACGAAGCCACGATCCTTGGGGTTACGTGGGCTACGGAGGCTAACAACTGTGCATTCGATGGCTCCGGTAGGCTTTGTGCCCGTAACGGATGGGCTACCCAGACTTCCTCCCCTATCTCTGGGACTCCCACTATCACCGGTATTTTTGAACAGATCAAGCTGGACGGGACTACCCAGATCATCCTGTCTGCCAGTAATCATAAGCTCTACCTCGGAGTTTCTACTCCTACAGACATCACCGGGACCGCAACTGTTACAGCAGACGATTGGCAATTTGTCAACTACAACGGGAAGGTGTACGGTGTCCAGCAGGGCATGACGCCTATTGTGTACGATGGATCAACGTCATTTGCCAATCTCACGGCAGCCACTGGCACCTTGCCCACGGGCAATTGCGCTCTCGCTTTCTCCGGACGGCTTTGGATCAGCGATTCCAACAAGCAGTCTATCAAGTATTCTGCCCTCCTCGATGCAACCAAATGGGCAACCGCAGATGGTGCTGGATCCTTTGATTTTACATCCGTCTGGCCTAATGGTTCTGATGAGATTGTGGCTCTGGCGACGTTCAATAAAGCCCTTGTGGTCTTTGGTAAGAACTCTATTATCCTTCTGACGGATGGCAACGCTTCGGCTAAGGGTATCGACCCTAACACTATGTACGTCTACGATATGGTCAACTCGGTTGGCTGTATCGCTCGGGACTCAGTTTCTGAGGTTGAGGGTACGGACCTTCTGTTCCTTTCCAAGGTTGGTGTTCAATCTCTCCAGAAGCTGGTAATCACCAAGTCCAACCCTCTGTTTAATATCTCTGGTAATAACCGAGACTACATGGTTTCGATTATCACCAACGAGACCCCTATCCGTATCAAGGGCAAGTACTCCCCGTACAACTCTATGTACGTTCTGTCCTGCCCCGGCTCTGGTCTAGCCTTCTACTTCAACACGAAGAACAAGCTGGACGACGGTACGTATCCCATGACTACATGGGACACTATGATCCCCTACGCCATGTGTGCTGCCCAGAACGGTACCTTCTATATCTCCCTAGCCGCTGTAGGCGGTCAGGTGGGAGCATACACAGGGTACTTGGACAACGGGGCTGTCATCAACATGTCCTACGCCTCTGGGTGGATTGACCTCGGACAGGACGTTGCTCAGTACCTCAAGATCCTCAAGACCCTTACGGCTACGGTATTCACCACTGCTGCCATCAATATCTCCCTCAAGTGGGACATTGACTTCTCGGGCAACTTCAAGTCTGTCTCCGTGGCTACTGGAGACTCTACTTCCTCTGAGTGGGGAATCATGGAGTGGGGTACCGATGAGTGGTCTGGTGGTCTGGCTCTCACCAAGGTTGGTATCTCCACTACGGGAACCGGCCAATACTTCCGAGTAGGTATCTCGGCAGCAATCAACAACTCTCAGTTTGCTATGCAGCAGATGAACATGTTCACGAAAATTGGCCGTCTGGCAAAGTAAGGTAACCCATGTCGAATTACGTTAAAACTGTAAACTTTGCTGCCAAGGATGCCCTAGCTCACCTTAACCCAGCCAAGGTGGCTAAGGGTACTGAGATTGATACCGAGCTGAATAACATTGCTACGGCAATTGCTACCAAGGAAGAGACTACCAACAAGAATGCTGCCAACGGGTATGCCGGTCTTGATGCTACCAGTAAGCTCCTTAAGGCTAACCAGTATGCAAACACGGCGTATCTTGACAGTACTAATGCGTTCACTCTTGCTACTACCTTTGCTGGTACTAGCACTTTCAATGCTGGCGTTACGATTAACAGTACTCTGGGCGTTACGGGAGCGGTAAGCTTTACTACGGCCCTCCCGATCACGTCAGGCGGTACCGGCGCTTCCGCTGCGACGGGGTCGGGTAGTGTTGTTCTTCAGACCTCCCCGACGCTTGTTACTCCGGCTCTCGGTACTCCGGTGTCCGGTAATCTGGCTAACTGCTCTTTCCCGACTCTCAACCAGAATACGACTGGAACTGCTGGCGGTCTCTCTGCCACTCTCGGCGTACTCTCTGGAGGCACTGGTGTTACCTCGTCTACGGGTTCCGGAAGTGTGGTGCTTAATACTAGCCCTACCCTAGTCACTCCTGCTCTGGGTACCCCCGTCAGCGGTAACCTCGCTAACTGCACGTTCCCCACTCTGAATCAGAGTACCACGGGCAACGCGGCTACCGCCACGGTTGCTTCTTCCTGCTCTGGTAACTCGGCTACTGCCACTACGGCAACGTCAGCCACTACTGCTACTACTGCCACCAACGTCTCTGGCACTGTGGCAATCGGCAATGGAGGCACTGGTCAGACTACTGCGCAGGCTGCCCTCAATGCGTTTATCGGAGTTACTACGGGTAACTTCGTCAGGGGCAATGGTACCAATGCTGCTGTTCAGCTAATGACCTTCTCTAACGGCGCAGACGCGTTCGGCGGGTCAGATGGTGACGTGTGGTTCCGGTATAATTAAATGAAGACTCAGATGAAAGTTGCTGGTACGTGGCAGACCGCTACCAAGCTACAGGTAAAGGTATCTGGAGTCTGGCAGACTGTTACCAAGGCTTTTGTGAAAGTGTCGGGGGTTTGGCAGCAGGTTTATGCTGCGTTTACTCCGATGTCTGGTACTCTAACCGCCGCACAGTACAATGGCGGATTTAACGTAGGCTATCAAAACGGTTCCGGTGGCACCATGTCCCCGGTTACTTTTGCTACCGGCCAGACAGTCACTCAGTTCCAAATGGCCTTCACAGTGTTCACCGTTGTTATTAGCGGGTTTTCTGGAGACCCGGGTCAGAACGGATTTTTCACTACTGTAACCTATAATGGACAGTCTAGGACTGCTGCTACTTCTTCTTATGGATACTCCGCTGGAGTAGCTACATGGACTTGGAGTTCCGCAGTCACGTTTGATATAGGTATTTCCAGAGCGTTTAGCATTACTTAATTTAGGAATATATATATATGTCTAAGTCTACTGTTATTGCCCTGAGCTTCCTCGGTATTGTGGTTTTCTACTTCGTAGCCACTTACCTTGAGAAGAAGCTGACCAAGTACTCGTTTACTTGGAAGAAGGGTCCGAACTCGACTGACGGGAAGTAACCTTGGTGGAAGACCGCGTTAGAGCCCTTGAGATTGCACAGGCCGTGACGGACGAGAAGATCGACCGTCTGACTGCTGCTGTCGAGGCCAATACTAAGGCCCAGCAGGAAGTGGCACGAGTGATGAACCGTACCAAAGGCGCTTGGGCGGTCATCCTCACGCTGGGAGTCATCCTCACGTTTGTTGTAGACGTTGTTCTTCGTCTCTCCGGGTATGGTAGTAAGTAACTTAGAGACCTCTAAAGATGCGGGATGGTTTAACTCTATTGTCAACCATCCTTCCATCTATCCGTATGTGTGTGGAGAGCTGTATCCGAATAGCTTGGATCTTAGCTCTCTCCTTGAATCTCCAGACTGTTTCATTCATAGGGATGGAGACTTTGGGGGATTCTTCTTTCATAAGGTAGCTCCGGGAGTCTACGAGGTCCACACTCAGTTCCTCCCAGAGGGCCGAGGTCCGAGGACTGTAGCCCTCGCCAAGGCTTCCGCAGAGAAGCTCTTCAAGGAAGTTCCGGGATCTGTGGCTATTACCACTAAGGTCCCAATTACTAATAGGGTAGCTAGAAAGTTGGCTATCGCTACGGGTTTCAAGTTCTCCCATCGTGAGGGAACTTGGCTTATTAACGGGAAGCAGGTTCCAGTTGACCACTTCATCCTCTCAAAGATTAACTG